TGTGTCTTCCACATCACTCAAATACAACACTCCTGATATTAAACTGTTGCTGTGATAGTGTTCACCTGAATAGTCTGTGTCCAAGTATTGGTTCATCCAAGATGTGTTGATTCTAAATTTGTGTTTGCGATCCACATCCAAAAAGTCATGCACAAAGTCTTCCAGTCTTGAGGTCAGTGCATCCTTGAGTGGTCTACAGATGGGTTCATCCAACACAAACAAGCCTGATGAATTTTTGGCATTGGAATACAGCATTCTTTTGTACTCCAATTTGTTTATGAGGAAATCTGTGATGATACTGCTTTGAGGTTCTATTTCAGTTTGACACACTGGCACTGCGAACAAAGGAACAACATTGGCATCAGTGATGGGTTTCATGGTCATATATTATATATTTGATCCTCTCACTAGATCCACCAGCTTTTGAATGGTGGCAGGTTTGGTTTGTTTCAGCACTCCATGGCCCAGATTGAATATGTAAGGATGATTTTCAAATGCTTGCAGATATTTTTTGGCAGCAGACAACATGTGGTCAGCATCACCCAATAACTTTTTGGGATCCAATCCACCCTGTATGGGCCAACGACTCAGTTGCTGCAGACACCATTCAGTATCCATGGTGTGATCTATGCTGATGGCACTGGGATTCACTTGTTCACAGAATCTCTTCACTTGTAGAGGTATGAGCCCTTTGGGAAAACATATGATGGGCACAGTGGGATGACGCATTCGCAGTGCTGTGACTATCTGTTGATTGGGTTCGATACAGTGTCGCATCACATCTTCATCTGTTTTGAGAGTGCCTGCATGACTGTCAAATATCTGTATCACATCACAACCTGACAGTATCTGGTTGCTGAGATGCTCCACGGTCTGCACAATCAATCGCTGAGTGATGTCTTCCTTTTCCCTGTCAGTGATGCCTTCCACATTGAACATGTAATGCATCAGTGTGTGTGGAGCACCAGCAAAGCCTATGAGACTTTGGTGTGCTGCCAATCGCTCTCTGGTGACTCGGATGCTGCGATACACTGGCAGTAATTTTTTATGAAATTCAGCAGGATCATATTCAAAAAATTCATCCACATCAAATTCACTCATTTCAGGACCATGCTGTGGCACAAACTCCAAGGCCTGTCCCATGGCCCAGGGTATCAACAAGATGTCGGAGAATATGATGGCAGCATCCAAGTTGTATCTGCGCATGGGCTGCAGAGTGATCTCCACCACCGACTCCACATCCAACACCTTGTCCATGAATGCCACATTATTGAGAAATCTATATTCAGGCAGATATCTGCCAGCCTGTCGCATGAACCACACTGGTTTTGGTTGTGTGACTTGTCCCTGTAATGTTTGTGTTAATTTGCTCATCACCATTCTGCTTGGGGAGGTAGACTCATCAGTATGGCCTCCACGTTGCCTCCAGTATTTAAACCAAATGCTGTGCCTCGGTCGTACATTAGGTTGAACTCCACATATCTGCCACGTTTGCGATTTTGAATGTGTTTGTCTTTGTGTGTGTATTTCTTGTGTTGATTCAGTTTGATCATGTCCAAACTGAGACGGTGAAATGCTTCACCCACCTGTTGAATGAACACAAATTCACCTATGTAGGCATTCAGATGACTCAACTGCAGGTGATCAAAGAATATGCCGCCTGCACCTCTCACTTCGCCACGATGTCGTATAGTAAAGTATTCATCACACTGTTTTTGATATTCAGCATGATTTTTGTGACTGTGCTCACAGGTCTCTTTCAAAGTATTGTGCCACAGTGCAATGGATTTTGGATCAGGATGACTGGGAGTTTGATCCATGCCACCTCCCCACCAACTCTCTGTGGTCTCCAAATATCTAGTATTGAAATGCATGGCAGGCACATGAGGATTCTTGGGATGAGCCACCACACTGATGCCTGTGGCAAAGAATCTGCCATCTTTGTCAGCACCCAACACTTGATGGCGATAACGTGCATCTATCTCACCTCTCACTGTGCTCACATTCACTCCCACCTTGTCAAATATTTTGCCATCACGCAACAGCATCATGACACCTCCACCATTGTGGGCTCTAGGTCCACGTTTCCATTGAGTGCGTTTAAATTTTGCTTGGGGTTCTAATCGTTGATAGCTCTTGACCAGATCATCTCTCAATGATTCAAACCATTGGCGATTGATGCGTTGCAATTCATTCATGTGAGTATTATAACAGGATTTTTGGTGATGTCAACTGCGATGCAGAGCTCTCAATTGATTTTTGGGCACTCCCACGTCTCTGCGATCACAATAGTCTCGGATCACACAGGTGTCACACATCGGTGTGCGTGAACGGCAAACCTGTTTGGCATGAGTGATCAAATACATGTGAGCTCCGTATTTGTATTGTGCAGGAGTGGTGGCATTCACAGTGATGGATGCTTTGCCTTCATCTAGATTGTCCACCCAACCCAATCTCCACAGCAGCCTAAACACATGAGTGTCCACTGCTATGTGAGGTTGACCCCATACAAAACGCATAATGATGTCGGAACTTTTGCGTCCCACTCCAGGCAGTGTCATCAATTCTTCCTGAGTCTGTGGCACTTTACCATTGAATTTTTCCAACATCATGCGACTGGTGGCCAGGATGTTTTTGCTTTTGGCATTGAACAGTCCAGCTGGTCTGATGGCTTGTATGATCTCTGCTTGTGTGAGTTTTATCATGTCTTCAGGTGTGCGGGCCAATGCGAACAGTTGTCTGCAGGCCACTGCTGTTCTAGCATCTTGTGATTGAGCACTCAACATCACTCCTATGAGACTGGTGTAGGCTTGGGAGTGTATCTTGGCTTTGGGCTTCTGATTGGAATATCTAGTGTAGACACTGCTGAGTCTCAGATAGATAGCATCTATGGATTCGGCAGTCTTCATAGTGATGTGTGTTTACTTGTAGATCTTATATGCGATGTACACAGTGATCAATAGGCTCACCAATATCATCAGTTCTATGGTTTGCATTTATTTCCTTTCTGTTTTTTTTCTAACTTCTGATTTGTTTGAGGAGTCCATGACCAGTCTCTATGAGTGCTGATCTTCTCTCTGTTTTCAAAACTCTCCTCATGCACTTGGGGAGGTTGAGTTGTCACATGAGTTTTCTGTTTGGTTTCAAAAGATTTAGTGTTGTTCATACTTGTATTATAACATTTGACTAGGTCAAAGTCAAATATTTTGACACTGCTGGAATTGCGATGTGTGTGGAGTTTTTTGAGAGTGTGAATATTTTGGCAAGGCTGTCACCCTTGCAATTGATGATTATACCACTGCTAGATTGACAGCAGAAGGACCTTTGGGGCCATTCTCCTCGTCAAACATCACAGAGTCACCTTCATTCAGTGTGTCCATGCCTGCGGCTTGAACTGCTGATATGTGTACGAAAACATCTTTGTTTTCTGTGGTGATGAATCCAAAACCTTTTTGGGTGTTGAACCATTTTACTGTTCCTTGTGTACTCATGATTGTTGTCTTTCTTTGTTGTTATTGTTTATTGAGGAAGTTGTATTGAATAGTGGGCGGGAGTTTTGATACTCTACTGCTTGTACTTAATGCTCTTTTACTCATGTTTATTTAGTCAACTTGTATACTATTATATACTGTGTTTTGACTGTTGTCAACCTACACATCAGCGCGAACATGATGATCCACGCCGATGTGTAATGTGTGATTACTTCTTAGCAGGTGCTGCAGGTTGTGCAGGTGCTGAGATTGCTGGCTTGGCCGCTGGCGTTGTGGCTTTTGGCTTCAGCGTGTAGTAGCCTATGATGGCTACCAATACCACCACTACTGCGATGGCAATGTTTCTGTATGAGAACATTTGTGTCTCCGTTGTTAATACCATATTGTAGCACAATTAACCATTCTGTGTCAACCTCACAGAAGTGACGTGTTTGTTGGCGGAGAGAGAGGGATTCGAACCCTCGATACGACTTTTCAACCGTATAACGGTTTAGCAAACCGCCGCCTTCAGCCTCTCGGCCATCTCTCCTGTTGTAAAATTATACTAATTATGGTGCCCCTAGCCGGAATTGCACTGACGACCTCCACCTTACCATGGTGTTGCTCTACTCACTGAGCTATAGGGGCGTGTGGTAAATTTTATTCATATGGGAACATGATACATCACTGTGCCAGCAATAATGATGGCCATTGTCAACGCTATCAAAAATGGTATCAATTGTTGTTTCATATGTTAATCAAAGTTTTTTTAATTCTGTGTGTCACAGTCACAATCAAATCCACCAACATGGCCAGCACCATGGCCAGCATCAGCAAAGTGAATGCTATCACACTCCACACACAGTAAAACACACCGTTGCAGATAGATTTTAAAAAGTTCATATCAATTCTCCCACACCTTTGTACACAAAATACACGGCCAACGCAATGAATATCAATCTACTGATTTTGAATATTTTGCCTATAGGCAGTTTGCTTATTTGATTGTTGGCCCACACAATTAAGATCGACAATGCCATCAATCCCAGCACTGCTCCCAGCATCATCCACTGCCAGTTGGCATCCACAGTGTATATGCCCGTGAGAAACAGTATGATCTCCACACCTTCTCTCAATATGATTCCAAACACTGCCACTCCCAACAACCAAGTGTTACGCATGGGCAAATCTTTCACATGCTGTTGAGCACTGTGACAGCCATAGGCCACCCAGGCCAGGATGCTGGCTGTGATGAGATACATCACTGCTTCGTATTTTTCCAGCACACTGTGATCAGTGATCCAGTATGAGATGCCCACGGCCAACACTATGGTGTGAATGACACTGATCCAGAAAGCTCGCCAGATCACAGCTCGACGCACATGGTCTTGAACATAATTCAATGCCAGACACATGATCAACCAGATCTCGAAACCTTCTCTGAATAGCACAAAGGCAGTGCTCGCTATGCTGGTGTACATGTGGTTATTTGGGTAATTGCAATTGTTTGATGGCTTCTATCACTGTGTTGAGAGGTGGTTTTTCCTGTGTGGGTGATGTGGTTTGATTGGCACATCCAATCAGGGTCAGTGTCAAACACAGTGCTAAAAAATATTGTAATGACTTCATTCTATATTTATAGCACTGTTTGACGTCAGTGTCAATGACTACTTGGTTTCTTTCGAATCCTTGACCTCTGTGAATTCTGCATCCACAGTCTGTGATTTTGGTTGCTCCTCAGTCTGCTTGGCTGCTTCTTGTTGAGCTTTGTACACAGCTTCTCCCAATTTCATACTGGCTTCTTGTAGAGCAGTGGTTTTGGTTTTGATCTCTTCTGTATTGTTGCTCTTGATGGCTTCCTTCAATGCTTCTTGAGCCTGTGTGATCTTTGTACGATCTTCTTCGGTGAGTTTGTCACCATGCTCTTTGAGACTCTGTTCCACACTGGCTAGGGTGCCGTCTGCGTGATTTTTGGCATCCACTTCTGCACGTTTCTTCTCATCTGCTTCCTTATTGGCTTCTGCGTCTTTGATCATTTTTTCAATGTCTGCATCACTCAAACCTGAGTTGGCTTGTATCTGTATCTTTTGTTCTTTGCCAGTGCCTTTGTCTTTGGCGCTCACATGCACAATGCCGTTGGCATCGATATCAAATGTCACTTCAATCTGAGGTGTGCCTCGGGGTGCTGGTGCAATACCAGTCAATTCAAAATTGCCCAAGAACTTGTTGTCTGTGGCCATTTGACGTTCACCTTGAAACACTCTGATGCTCACAGCTGGCTGATTGTTTTCGGCTGTGCTGAACACTTGACTCTTTTTGGTTGGGATAGTGGTGTTCTTTTCAATCAGTCTGGTGAACACTCCGCCCAAAGTTTCAATGCCCAAACTCAATGGAGTCACGTCCAACAGCAATACATCTTTCACATCGCCCTGTAGCACTCCACCTTGAATGGCAGCACCCAATGCCACCACTTCGTCTGGATTCACTCCTTGATTGGGATCTTTGCCAAAGAACTGTTTCACAGTCTCTATCACTCTGGGCATACGAGTCATACCACCCACCAATACCACTTCTTGTATGTCCTTCACTGTGATGCCAGCGTCTTTGATGGCTTGACGACAGGGTTCAATGGTTTTTTGCACCAAGCTCTCCACCAAACCTTCCAGTTTGGCACGAGTGACCTTGATGTTCATGTGTTTGGGACCAGTTTTGTCTGCTGTGATAAATGGCAAATTGATTTCAGTCTGTGTGCTGGAGCTCAATTCTATTTTGCATTTTTCCGCTGCTTCACGTATTCTTTGTATGGCCAGTCTATCCTGTGACAGATCCACTCCTTGCTCTCGTTTGAATTCTGCCAGCAAAAAGTCTTGAATCAAACTGTCAAAGTCTTCTCCACCCAATGAAGTATTTCCATTGGTGCTTTTGACTTCAAACACTCCGTCACCCAATTCTAATATGCTGATATCAAATGTACCACCACCCAAGTCATACACAGCAATGGTCTTGGCACCTTTTTTGTCCATGCCATATGCCAGCGCTGCCGCTGTGGGTTCATTGATGATTCTCAACACTTCTAATCCTGCGATCTTGCCCGCGTCTTTGGTGGCTTGTCGCTGTGCATCATTGAAGTATGCAGGCACAGTGATCACTGCGTGATTGACTGACTTGCCCAAATATTTTTCAGCTGTCTCTTTCATTTTGATCAGTATGGCTGAACTGATCTCTGGTGGCGAATATTTCTTGTCTCTGCTCTTTAACCAAGCATCGCCGTTGTCGGCTGCGATCACTTTGTAGGGCAATCTTGCAATGTCCTTCTGCAATGCAGAGTCATTGAAGGTTCTACCTATCAATCGTTTCACTGCAAAGAAAGTGTTTTCTGCATTGGTCACTGCTTGACGTCTAGCACTGTGTCCCACTAATTTTTCTGTTTCTGTAAAAGCCACTATGCTGGGCGTGGTTCTGTACCCTTCTTGATTTTCCAATACTTTGGGTTTGCCGGCTTCCATGATGGCCACACAACTGTTGGTGGTACCCAAGTCAATGCCTATCACTGGGCCGTTGATTAATGTGTCTGCGTTTTTCATATGTTTCTCCTTATAAACAAGTTGTTAGGGAACCTCTAAGGCGTTCCTGTGTGTATAATATAAGCATTAATTGTAAAATGTCAAGAGTGTTTTGGCAATCTTTTTTTAAAAATTCAGTGTGGCTGTTAGACCACACTGAAAAATAGTAAGACTACTTCTTAGCTGGTTCAGCTTTTTTTTCGTCTACTTTTGGACAAACCACTGGCTTACCAGTTGCTTTGTCTATGATTGCTTTGCCGTCTTTGTCTTTTTCAACACACACAGCAGGAGTAGCTGGTTTAGCTTCTTCTTTTTTAGGAGCTGGTGTTTGTGCTGATACTGACAATGTGAACAACATAGCTGTTAAAAACACTATAATGTTTTTCATGATTATACCTTTTGTTAAGTTTAACACTGTCATTGTATACAATTACAGAGTGTTTGTCAAAAGAATGTTTGCCAAAAACTATGGTATCTGTGAGTGTTGCCCACGCAACATTTTTTTGATCATTTTGGTCATGTAAGCATTCTCTTCTTCACGCAGACGTTTTTGTCTTTTGACTTTGCGTGTCCATTGTTCATGCCAAATTAAATTGCGTGAATCTAGACTCATCTGTATTAAAATTTTATGACGGTGAGATGGATATTTCCAAATTTCTCCCATACTGTCACCACCCACATGAAACCATCCTTGATATTTGCAGCCTATTTGTTTGAGGTTATGATTGGGGAATTTTTCGGGCTGCCAAAAATGTCCGTATCTGTAATAGTACACAAATATCTTTTTGTATCTCAGCAAGAGTGCATTGGGGTTGGTCAACTGATATCTGCGTGTGTGACGTCTACTGAGAGCAGCCATTAGTGTAGAGTGTCCTGTGTGCCAGCACATTCATGCTCTTCAATCTGCAGAATGTCTGTGGGTTTGAGCTGGGGAATCTGTTCTTTGAGAGTGATCCATAGATCATCGTGATCCATGGCATAGACTATAGTGGGTTCTTCATCATGGTCAAAATGAACCACATACAATTTAGTTTCATATTGGAATGAAGGTCTCATACCAATATTTATCTAGAATATATTATTTTTTATTGCGTTTTTCTTTGTTGATTCGGCGTTTGTATGCCAATGGCGATGTGGTACTAGGTGGTATGTAAAAAGCGTATGGGTTGGCCTGCCCCATGGGTTGACTGGTCACGCCGTAAGGAATAGCTTCTACTTTGCCGCCTTTGTCTAGGAACTCTTTCATCAAGCGAGCAGTTTCAGCTGCCTTGGCTGTTTTATCTATGCTGTCGTCATTGTTATCGTATGATCTCATGTGTTCCTATGTAGTTATCTCGGAACTGATGTGACTCTACGATATTATGATTTCTTTATAGTAGATGACAACCAATCCAAAACATACACTGTGGTATCTTTGCTCCACACAAGAAAATCCTGTATCTTGTCTGGATGTACCAAATATATGTACATGCCTAGTGCGCCTATGATTATACCTTTTATCATTTTAGTTTGCCTTTTGTTATAGTGTATATACTAGCGGAGTTTGACTGAGAAGTCAACCTATTATATTCCGCTAGTATGTTGGATTTTTTAGTCTCTCTTGTTGCCCAAAAGTTGTATAAGAGCTACAAAGATATTAATAAAGTCCAGATACAAAGTGAGTGCCCCCAGTGTCCTTACTTTGGAACTGTCTGCGCCATCCTGATATATCTGCTTTAATTTTTGCATGTCATATGCAGTCAAGCCTGTGAATATGATCACGGCCAACACATTGATCACAAAGTTCAATGCAGTCATCTGCAACCAGATATTCACTATGCTGGCTATGATGATGCCAATCAAACCCACAAATAAAAAAGTGCCCCATGAGGACAAATCTCTACGAGTGGTGTGACCTATGATAGCAAATGTGCCAAACAATATGGCAGCAATTAAGAACGCAGTGATCACACTGTGTGCTGTGTAGATGTACAGCAATAGGCCCATGCTGAGTCCTTGAGCAGCCGCAAAGCCCATCAGCATCATGAGTAAACCTCTGTTGCTGAAACGTTCTGCACCAAAACTCATGGCCAACACGAATGCCAATGGTGACAGGATAATAATCCAAGTCAATGCTCCACCTGCGTATAGCATCGGCATATTCACGCCTATGTAGGCAAAAAATGCCGAGATCAACAAGGCAGTAGTCATCCTAGAAAACACATCGTTGAAAAAGGATCTCAATCCCTGATCCACCACTGTGTCCACTTTACTTCTAACACCAATATTAGTTCTCATTTTTTTCTCCTTGGTTGTATTGATAGGCTCTGCCTATATGGAAGTGCCCATCAAATCTCTAAAAAACAAATACACTGATGCACCCATTATGGCCAGTGCTATGATATTTATCGCAATCACAAGGTAGCTGATCACTAAACTTATGATGGTCATGCTGTGATAGATGCCGCCCACTTTGATAGTGTGATTGATTTTTTGGTATCGCAAATGTATGTGGCCCAGCACAATAGCAATGATTTGGATGAAAAATGGTATGAACCAAGCACTGACCAAGCCCACCAAAGACAGGGCAAATGAAGTCACAGCCAACAGGTTAAAATTTTGTTTCATGTTAATTTTTGTTTTTGGATTGTTCCAATTGTTTTTTTAAAGATTCTATCTCATCCAGAAGATATTCCACTTCGTTGGCCAAATGACGAGCTAGATTTTTGTACTTGTACAATTCAATGTCTTTTTTAATTTTTGGTTCTTTAATTGATAACATTTTATTTTCTTTTCTTTCCGATGGGTTCAATACCCCATTCAATTCTCTGCCACAGCCTATCATAGTTGTAGTAAGAAATAGACCAAAGTACATTTAATATTATCGTGGGCAGTAATGCTTGGGTCCAGGTTTGGCCCGTTAAAACTATCACCAGATAAGATGTGAGTATCACCCACACTCTGTAGATCAGTGTTTTTATTAAAGTTCTTCGAGGAGTTGTTCTGTATTTCATTCTATCTGTATCCAGTTCTCCAAATGGAACTGATTATGATGCTCCAATACCACACCCATACCACCCATGCTGTCAAAAAAATTAGATTGATACTTTTCAAATAAGATATAGTGAACCACAGTGAGATGCCCAACACAGCATGAGTCCATGGCTGCACATCCACAACATCCATCATGCGTTGAGTGGCACGTTCAAACTTACCCCAAGAGTAGTCTATCATTGTGTCCACTGCTTGATCCCAAAGTGGTTGCTGTTTCATGCTTTGCTCTTGGATAGATATTTTTTCTGATACCATTTGTAAAATTGTGGGTTTTCTTGCCACACAGAATATATTCTGTCCGCTGGTACCTGATCAGATCGGATACAATCCGCCCATGATTGATAATCTGTTTTTTTGATTCTGTGAAACTTCATACTTAATATATATAACAATTTGTGTGCATTGTCAACTACTTACGATTCACAATGTCTGGAGTCAATAGATCCACTGTGTTCACCACAGTTTTGCCCGCATAAACCACGGTGCTGCCAGCCACATCCAACACTGCCACTGTGGTGGTGCATTGAGTCAATACCAACAGCATCATTAATAAAATAATCTTCATCGCAAATTGTTTCTAATGATTCTATACAACGCAATCAAGGCCATTGCCAAAATCACGTAGATCCACCATTGTTCTCTCAAATAAATTGTGTGATCCATTGCTTATTTTGCTTTTTTATATCTGTTTCTAATTTTTTCAATTGACCATTTGGCAAATTCCATAACTTGAATTGCAAATACAATTGATAGTTTGTACAGTTTTTTGATTCCAGTGACATAGTCATAGTTTAATACCAATCTTACCAATTTGTCAAACAAAATATACAACTTGACGAATATGTTTTTTTGTCTTATTTGTACTCTGTGTTTGAGTAATAGGTCTTTGAAGAATGTTTCTGTTTCTAATACCACACGTCCCACTCTGGTGGTTTTGTCCATCAGATGCCAATCTAAAAACCAATAGCCCACCCACAGCATGAATGCAATAAACAGCACAGTGACCAAAAAATTAATCAGCATCAGTGTATGTTTTTGGGATCCAGTTTGGTGTTGATGTGTTCAAATGGTTCAATGCTGTCTGCTGTGTCATACACAGTTTGAATCATTTTTTTAAAATCCTCCGGAGCCAATGTGCTCTTGTACAATCTCAATGCCAATGCCATCATGGTGCCAGTGACCATCTGTGGTTCGTAATCCATGCACATACGAGTCAGCAATTGGAAAAATTCATCATAACATTTTTGCAATTCTATATCAGTCATGTTGAGTTTCTTTGATTTCATAATCCAAATTCCTGTTTGGCCTGCTGTTCGCTGTCCTGTATGGCTTTGTGTAGAGCCTGCAAATCATTCACATTGATACCTCGTTCTTTAATCAATTGCTCCTGTATTTGCACTTGACGTTTTTTGTATTTGGCCAACTTGGTGAAAAACTCAAAAGTTTCCTCATTGTGTCCTATCACTGCTGGTTCTTTATCTCTAGCTGGCATTATATTTCACTCAACCTTTCCAGTTTGATGGTCAATTCCTGCAATAATTTTTTTGTGTCCAGCAATTCTTTCTGTAGTTTGACCAATCTTTGATTCAATTCTACCACTATCTCTTGATAGTCTCTGTTTTGAAAGTCCAAATTCTCTTTTTCTGCTGTGAGTCTAGCAATCTGTTGCATCAGTATTTTTTCGTACTCTTTGGACATTTAGTTTAATCTGTTGTATTGTTTCAATAAATGCTGATACACACCCAGCCAATACTGTTTGAATTGAGGATTTTGTGCTCGCAGATGGGCTCCCCAAGCATTGGCAATCAGCCTATCTCTGTGTGAGTACATCATGCGAGCCAGTGTGTTCATGTTATCTATTCTTTTTTAGATATTTTTTCAATTCTGCACACTTTTTAATAATGCGATCACAGGTGTCAGTCATGCTGGACAACACATAGTATCCAGAGCCTAGAGCCACCAGCACTGCAATCAATAAAAATATCACTAAATCATTACTCATTTTTTCTCCTTTTTCTTTTTGGTTGATTTTTTGCCTTTCACTGTTTTTTTGGTCTTAATTTTTTTCTTCTTGGCTGCCTGTGCCCCTTCCATGCGTGCCTTCTCCCAGTCATCCCATTCTTTCTGTTCTTCTGGTGATTTTTCTGGTGGTTCAATATTATCTTCTTCCGCTGTGTCTGTGTCAGGCTGTGGTGCTTCTGCCATTGCCCTTGCGATCTCTTTCTTCTGCTTCTTGCTCATGGTGTTCTCATCCATGCAGCCTTCCAACACCCTGCACTCTTGGCCGCTGCCGGTGCTGTCCTCTTCCAGGTGTCTAGATTCTCCATCAGCATAGCTGATGGCATGGCAGATGTCCGATCCCTCGATCTGCCTGTAGTGTAACTTCAATTTTTTTAGATCCAGCTCTCCATCGATCTCCATCTCTCCTTCTGTGGTCCATCCACCCTTGTTTGAGGTGTATGCATACAAATAATATTCATTCACCAATTCTGGGTGATCCACGTCCACACAATCTTCGGACTCCACACACTCAATGCCCAACTTGAGTATGTTGTCATACTTGAGTTCTATGGGCTCGCGGAACACGTAATGCCCCTTGGCATCTCGGATGGCTTGGCCGTGCTGGTCAAATTCTTCTATGTGCAGGAAGTTGCTGGAACTTATGGGAGCGCCACAGGTATGTGCCACATTGTCTATGTCATGCCAGTCTCTCTGAAATCTGGCCTCTTGGGGCAAGTTGTGTTCCTGCTCGTAATTTTCTCTGTCGTAACCCATGAGATAGTCTGTGAGTTCTTGCTCTCGGTTCTTCCAGTAGTGATACTGATAGGGCGTGATGGTGCCCACCACGGTCTCGCCACCGTATCTCTGTATGCTGAATTTGTATTTCTTGATGCCGTGCTTGATCCTGTCGACCAATTGAGCTTTTTGTTTTTTGGTAGCCATTTAATCTTTCCTTTTCTTTGGTTTGGATTTCTTTTCCAGCATCTTCTGAATCATGATCTGATCCAAACTGTCAATAATGCCCAACAGTAATCCATGACGACGACCCACGTAGTAGCTCACAGCTATCAGTGCTGTGACATACAGTATGAATTTGATTTCAAACATTGGATCGATCCAAGTATGGATGAGTCAGCAGTGTGATGCTGTGTATCACATCATAGAGCTGTTGTTCTATGTGTGCCCTGCGGGTGAATCCGTTGGTGTATTCCAGTTGATCTTCCAGCATGATTTTCTGTCTGGTCAGTTCTGCGATGCGTTGCTTGACATGCTCGGGCATCGTGTCCACTTGAGTGTTGTTCATATGTGTGCCTGTTTGGTTTGTACACTTATAATATGTGATTCAGCACCAAAAGTCAATAGACTTGTGACACAATTTTGGCAAGTGTTTGATTTTGAATAGTTTTTTGATTTACCAGTGACAAGCCACTTTGTTGTCCCAACGAAATCCCTGTCTAGCACACTCTCTTTGCATGGCAAAGGGTTCATTGGGTATGATCACCCAATCTTCTCCACAGATTGTACACACGTCACCGGGTCTATCACCCTTTCTCACGTTGGAGTTCAGCCATTCATGCTGATTCAGCCAGCCCTGTGTGGTGCCAGCACAGTTGCTCAGCATCAACATCAGTGAAAAATATAATAAAAACTGTTTCATACGGTTCATATGACATATATTACACTAAATTATCCACACAGTCAAGCCTAAAAGAATGGTTGACACAGAACAATTTTTGCTTTATGCTGAAGAAAAAATGTTTTTAAGAAAAATTTTATTCTTTTTTGCTGACAAAAATAATTCACATTCATCTACTGACGAAGGACCACTTTTTATAAGTATTTTATAAATAAATTCATGAACGAATTGTTGCAACACAAACATATTCTTATTAGAGCAGAAGTGGACACACCATTGAAAGAGGAAGACCAGGCCATCCTGTGGCTGAAAAACTTAGTACAGGACATCAACATGAAAATACTTATAGGACCCATTGCCAAGTACTTGGATGTGCCCGGCAACAGAGGATTAACTGTGGCTGCCATCATAGAAACTTCACACATTGTGATGCACTGCTGGGATGAATGTTCACCTGCTATCATACAGTTGGATGTGTACACCTGTGGTGCTTTTGATCCCAAAACTGTGTTGGACTCTATACAACAGTTTGGAGTGAAGAAAATAGACTACAAATACCTAGACAGAGAGTCTGGTTTCCAAGAATTATCTCTTTAAATTTAAAATTATCCCTAATGTCCGTTGGTGGCTGAGTTGTAGAACACCTTGCCGGTCACGGTGGTGGTTTTCACAATGGTGGGCGTTGAATAATTGAATTCTAATAAATCACCTCCACCCTGTTCTCCAAACTGGATCCTTACCGCATAGTACTCACCAGCAGTGAGCGCAATGCTGCCACTGACTTCTTGAGGGGCGTGTCCGCCACCGTTGTTGATCAGTGCATTGCCTGTAGTGAATCCTGTCACAGCAGTAGCGCCAATCCACATGTAACTGGCATCATCGCTGTTGAGGAAGAATGTGTGGGTCTCTGTGGTGGTGGGTTTGAAGTAGCCCAACCATTGCACACTGAAACTTTCACCATCATCTGTGGCTGGTTCTTCAATCACTGTGGTTTGCACAGATGTGGCTGGGTTCGCACCAAATGTGGCGGGTGTGGCTGTGGCAAACCATGTAGGAACATCAGCAAAGTAGCCTGTGTAAGTGGTTTTGTACAATCCAGCGGTATCTCCCGAGGCCGTCAATGAAGTGTCGTTCACTGTGACTGAGCCGGATGTGACCAATATCGTGCCACTGATGCTGTTAATTCTCACACTCACTGTGAATGTTTGAGCACCTTCTGTGGTAGCATCAGCGATTGTGGTTATAGTGAATGTGCCATTGCCATTCAGTGTGGCAGTGTTGAAACTTCCACTAACTGAGCTAAAGTCAGCATTGGCAGTGGTGACATGGTTGATGGTGTAATAATAAGTGCCGGCTGCTCCAAGATTGTTCACGGTGAATGATCCTGTTGCTCCCTCATCTATACTTGCTGGTGTTACGGTGAAAGCAGGAGTCAATGAAATATCGTTCACTGTGATGCTGCCACTGGTCACTATCACTGTGCCACTGATGCTACCACTGCGCACACTCACTGTGAATGTTTGAGCACCTTCTGTGGTTCTGTCTGCCACAGTGGACAATGAGAACGAGCCAGTGCCGTTGTCCTGTGCTCCACCACCTGTGAGAGAGAATGATCCATTCACTGCATCAAAGTCAGCATTGGCAGTGGTGACGTGATTGATGGTGTAATAATAAGTGCCATTGGGTCCAAGGTTGGTCACTGCAAATGACAATGAGGCGCCTTCATCCACTGAGTTGGCAGCAGGAGTGATCGTGGGTGTCAATGACACATCAAAGATCTCCACATTGGCGAACGTGGCCACCACTGTGCCTGATGAACTGCCCCTGCGTAAAGTGATGTTGAATGTTTCTGTGCCCTCTGTGCTGAGATCTTTGATGGGAGTCACTGTGAAACTGCCGCTGTCATTGTTCACTACAAACGTGCCCAATGCTGTGCCAAAATCTCCAGCACTGCTAACTGACCAATACACAGTGGTGCCATCCAGTATTTCCAGTAGGGCAATATTCACTGTGAGAGTTCCGCCTTCATTCACTATGTTGGCAGTGGGGTTAATATCATAAGCAGTCCACGGTCTTGCTCTCAGCAGTCCAACAGCGTGGGCGTTGTTGACAGTGCCATCACCACTGTATTGAGTGGGCATTCGATCTCGGTCGTACACGTTGCGAGCACGATAATAGGGTTTGGTAGAATCTTCTGGTCCAGTAATTGTGCCATTATCAGCCACCACTCGACCTTCTCTCTTGGCCTGATCTATGTCCAGTTTGGCCACTTGTTTCAGTTCTTTGGTTCCCAGTGTGGATATTCCGTTTGCTGCCATACCATTATATATATAATTATTATATATAATTATTTATTTATTTATTGTTTTTTTTGTAAATACTATATCACCAACCATCCATTCGGAGGGCAGTATGAATCTCAGAAAAATCAGTATAGATCTCACAGTGGGCCAGCAAATTCAACTGGGCAGTCATGTGGCCACCATCACCAAAATAGAACAGCACAGCAGCGGTGACATCAGTATAGGCACCACACGCGGCAGTCGTAAAGTGCTCACATTTAGATTGTTGCCGGAAGAAACCACTGTAAGTAGTGTGGCAGCCGACAAATATCGCTAAATATTTTTATGAAGATTGCAGAAATCATCACAGGATTGCAGTACGAAGTCAAAGCCACCAAGGCACTGTGCCGCAGTCGCAAGAGCAATTCTGAATTGGGAGCCAGTCAGTTGGCATCCTGCAAGAGCCAAGGATTGAGACCCAGAGAGGGTGATAAAAGTTTCAAAATAGGTCGCAAGAGAGTCAAGGTCAAAAACAGAATAATCAAAGGTAAACCCTACGGTGGGCCACTGCCCCTCTACAGCCGATGATAAGATTTCTCAATAAAATATTGGTCAGCACACCTGTCATGGGCACAGATGCCACATTTGACAAATCAGTGATTCTGATCTACGAAGAAAGCATACAACACGTGGCGGGTGTGATCCTCAACAAGCCCAATATCACCACAGTGAATGAAGTGTTCAGACTCAAAGGATTCAAGACCACAGACTTTCGCAAGGATAAACTGTTCATGGGCGGACCTGTCAACCATGATCATGTGATGCTGTTGCACTCTGAAGAATGGAAAAGCAACAACACCATGCGTTTGGGCAATGGATTCGCCATCACTTCCGATCACATCATGATGGACAGATTTTATCTAGGTGACAGACCCAAAAGTTGGAGGATGATATGTGGTATCAGCTTGTGGACACCAGACCAGTTGGAGCAGGAACTCAAACGCAAATATTGGATGATTTTAGACAATGCACCCAAGGATCTCATATTGGAACCCAAATGGGCTCGTCAATGGCAACTGGCCGTGGATCAAGTGGGACACCAAACCATAGATAAGTTTTTTAATTAAACCCCACCATAAATACACTCATGCTGCCAATTGATAAGTTCACACATGTCACGGATCAACTAAAAGATTCCGGCAATTATCGTGTGTTCAATGACATATTGAGAGAAAGGGGCAATTTTCCTAACTCCATATGGCATTCCAAGTACAACATAAAAAAAGTTACCAATTGGTGTTCCAACGACTATCTTGGCATGGGCCAACACAAAGTGGTGTTGGATGCTATGCGTACGGCGTTGGATCATGTGGGCGCAGGATCTGGTGGCACTAGAAATATTTCTGGCACCACTCATTATCACATAGCATTAGAGACAGAGCTGGCTGCTTTACATGGCAAACCATCTGCTCTCTTGTATACGTCCGCCTATGTCGCAAATGAATGGACGTTGATCGCTCTTAAAAAAATCATTCCTGATGTTGAATATGTAAGTGATAATAAAAATCACGCCAGTCTAATTCAAGGTATTAGACACAGTGGTGCTGTGAAGCATGTATTCCGACATAATGATATGAGAGATTTAGAAACCAAACTACTGGCTGTCAAAGGTACTCCCTGTATTGTTTTTGAATCCGTGTATAGCATGGATGGAAGCGTAGGATTGATTTCTGAGATTTGCGCACTTGCCGACAAATACCACGCCATCACTTATATAGATGAAGTGCATGCCGTGGGTTTGTACGGTGAGCAAGGTGGTGGCATGGTGCAACAGTTGGGTTTGGAATCCAAAGTGGACATCATCAATGGCACATTGGGCAAAGCGTTTGGCTGTCATGGTGGATACATCGCTGCCGCTGCGGAATTAATTGATGCTGTGAGATCTGTGAGTTCAGGATTTATTTTTACCACTTCATTGCCTCCAGTGGTGTGTGCAGGAGCCACTGCCAGTATTAAATTGTTGCGTGACGAAACAGGTCAGGTCATGAGAGAGAATCATCAACGCATGGTGTCTATGACCAAACATGCTCTCAATGAAGCCAAAATAGAAATTATGGAAAACTCCACACACATTGTGCCTGTGATGGTGAGAGATCCTAAAATATGCAAAGCCATCAGTGATCATCTGTTGTATGAACATGATGCATACATACAGCCCATCAATTATCCCACTGTGCCTGAGGGCACTGAAAGATTGAGAATAGCACCCACACCCAATCACACACCCGATATGATTGTTCAATTGGTCAAAGGACTCACAGCAGGATTCGCTAAATATTTTAAATGAAACGCATACTAAAATACTTGCACAGCACACTTAAAAAATTCGACTTCACACTGTGTGAATGGTCATGGTATGTGTCCTACAATTGCTCAACTAAAATCAAAAATAAAAAAACTTCAAAATAGTGAATAAACCCATAAATAATTGGATGGATGACGATCAGTTGTATGAACAGCTCACCTTGGAAGAATTGTTTCAAGAAGAAATAGACTCTTTACAAGCAGCCATAGATGAATTGGATGATGAGGGGTTGACTGTGGCCAATCAAACCAAGATATTGAAATATCGCATAGTGCAGGAATACTTCCGAGCTAGAATAGACAGCCTCACAGGAGGCAAGGACATGGTTCCACCGCACGCAGATGGCACTTTACATTAAAAGCGGACTAAGGTAAAAAACTAGCAATTGCAGTGACCACAGCCAACACCATCAAAGCAATGGCCATGATGCCTGTCAATACTGCATACACTGGATGATATTCTTTCCAATGTGCATTTAATTTTTTTCTGCTAGTACTTAACCAACGATTTTCACAAATGTTATAAGGTTGCATTTTTTTTCCTATTAGTATTATTTTATTGCTTGGCATTTGATTTCTTTGATGTCTTTTAGAGATTCATCATAGAATTTGAATGCCTGTATCACACCACGTTGGAGTTCGGGCTGTTTGTCTTTGACGAAGAGTTCACAGGATGTTTGATTTGGAAAAACCAAACTACCATACTCCATCACAAACTCCCGTTCTCCAGTGGCAGTGATTAATATAACTGTTGCAATAATCTTAAACAATTACTTCTTCTCAACTCCATTAACAAATGCTTTGGTGAATTTCTCTACATTGTTTTGAAATTCCTTCACATTGCTAAGGATGGCTTCAGGTTTGAAAGATTCTTGCACTTTGGCATTGAATTTCTTCATACCTTCCATCAGCACTTGAGTATTCTCTGCATAAGATTGACCATTGGTCACGAACTCATTGAATTTTTGAGCAGTGGCAATGATGTCTTCAGCGGCAATGGTAGGGGCTTTGAATTCGGCCACCACTTGATCGCCTTCTTTTCTTAGGCTGTACTCATACTCTTGTTGTTTCATTGTGTAGTTGAACTCGGCGATGTTTTTCGCAAGTCCTAATAGGTCGGCACGGATTTCGTAGCCGTTTCTTGTAGTTGTAGACATGTTGTTCTCCTTTGTTTGTGTGTTTGTGTGTCTGTGCCATATCCACTTGATAAAGCATATCAGTAATATAGCAGTGTTATTTATCAAAGTCAATAGGAAAGATTGTGCGTTGCAACATAAAATTCTACCAAAATCACTTTGTATATAAATACTAGCACATAATGAATAGAATATTTGCAGTGTTATTGCTGGTGGGTATGAGTGGTTGTGCAGGCCTACTGCCCAGCTTCTGGGACGACAATCAATCCCGAGTGATCATAGATGTGCGTCAAACTGTGCGACACATCAACTGTGCGGAACCACACCTGCCACAGGTGTCAAAGATACAGCATCAGCTGGAATGGTTTCAATTGTACAGTGAAAGCAAAGGTTATCTGCAGAAAGATGTGCTGTTGTTGATCCAACCCATGCAGGCCACTGTGGATGACTTTGTCACTCGCAGCCGTGGCACACAAGGCACCAAAGCATACTGCGAAACCAAAAAACAACTGCTGGACACTCAGAGCCGCATGGCAGCTCAAGCAGTGTTGGCTAGATTTTAAATATGGAACACATTGAAAAATTAAAAGAACTCACTGGTTGTGGACATGCTTGGGCTGAGCAACGTGCCCGCACTGCACTGCAATTGGTGGAGTTTCGGCACAAGTCAGAGATCACAGAATCTGAGTATCAAGAACTGATGCAGGATCTCATACGCACAGATCAGCTGGATGCAGAAGCCACAGAGATGGAAATCAAAGCAGCCTTGGTGACCTGTGTGAGCATGTTGGCTCGCCTCATTTAAAACACCATATAATTGGCCCAGTATTCCTGCTTGACAGGCACCATTAAGCGTGTTACAATTAAACATACACTGTTTTTGATAGGTTTTAACGGTAAATACCTTGAAAGCATCATATGAAAAAACAGACCAGATCCATTCTGCAGGAATTAAACCACTTGTACAGGTCCAAAGACCTAGATCACATAGTGGAGGCCAAAGGCAGCAACATCATTGAGAGTGCTATCAATTTTTTTCAAATGATCAATGAAAAGTACGATCCTGAAACTGCTCAAGAGTTGGAACGAAGATTTATCAACTCCATCAAAAATGGCGACAGCAAGAAATTCAAAATGGGAGTGAAGAAGATCCAAGAAGGTGAGAGTGACTAATGATACTCAAAGAAGGTGGCAACATTTTCAAAGGCTCTCAAGGTGAGTTGCTCACAGGCAGAATCAATCAATCAGACGTGGCACCCACAGTGAAATGGTTGGAAGGCATCACAGGACTGCCATTGCAGGATGGCATGCTGGGCACCACAGGCAAGGCTCCCACCAGCGGTGACCTAGATCTCAGTGTGGATGAGAACAAAATCAGCAAAGACGAATTGGTGGCAAAATTATCACAGTGGGCACAATCAAAAAAACAAGATCCCAAACAGTGGGTGCGCAAGAGTGGCATATCTGTGCATTTCAAAACTCCCATTGCAGGTGATGAGAAAAAAGGATTTGTGCAAACAGATTTTATGTTTGGTGAACCCACATGGCAAAAATTCAGTCTACAGGGTGGCATGACCGGCAGCGAATACAAAGGCATGGATCGTCACATATTGTTGGCCAGTATTTCCAAAGCATTGGGATATCGTTGGAGTCACAATTACGGATTGCTGAATCGTGAAAGCAATCAACCAGTCAGCAAAGATCCCGACAGAATTGCTCAGCTGTTGTTGGGTGTGGATCACACAGCCAAGGATTTAGCCAGTGTGGAAAGCATTCACAAAATAATCCGCAACAGATCAGACTATGAAAAATTAGTGGTGGATGCTGTGGAGTCATTTGCCAAAGCTGGAAAGAAGTTGCCAGAGCACACAGTGGAAGGCAGCAACATATGGTTTAGAAACATGATGAACGTGGTGACCAAATGAAACTGGTAGAATTCAAACACATCACTGGTCGATGTGATATCCTGTTGGAAGATGCCAGGATACATCACTTGGAAGATTTTGTGCTGTGGGATGGCAGTCAAGGAGCCAAGGATGCAGTCACAGCGCTCAGCAACATCAATAAAAATTTAAAAAGTGTCACCATCAAGTGGGATGGTGCAGTGGGAGTGATCTTTGGAAGAAATCCCACAGGTGAATTCATATTCACAGACAAAGCAGGCTTTGTGGCCAAAGGTTATGATGGCAGAACCACCAATGCAGATGATCTTGGAGCAATGATTCAAGGCAGAGTGAAAGATCCCAGCAAAGCGGATGACTATAAAATATTTGCTGGCAAAATGCAATCAGTGTTTTCTGTGGTGGAAGCAGCCACTCCAGAAGATTTGAAAGGCTATTACAAAGCAGATATTTTATATTTTCAACCACCTCAATTACAGAATGGTGTATACAGATTCAAACCCAATGTGGTCACATACAGTGTGAAGGCAGACAGTGTGTTGGGCAAAAAGATTGCTCGCAGTGAAGTGGGCATTGTGGTACACAGTTTTATCAATGAACAAGGAGTTGCACAAAGCATGCCAGAAGATTTGGGATTCCAAGGCAGCAAACTTTTAGTGATGCCACCTGTGACTGCCAGTGAGCCAGTGACTGTGGACAATGTGCAATTGGACCAAGTGAAAGCTCTGTTGAGTCAGCACAGCCAAGACATTGATTCTGTGTTGGATCGCAACAAACTGAGCACTATGAAAGTGACTGACTTTGCACAAATTTTATACACCTATGTGAACAACAAAGTGTTGAAAGGTGAAAGTGATTTGGGCCGAGACTTTGTGAAATGGCTCACCATGACCAGTGCTGTGAGTCGCAACAAGCAGGGCAAAATAGTGGATTATGTCAAACAGGAAGTCAAAGGATTCAATGCCTTGTGGAAGGTGTTTGTGGGCATACAGGCAGCCAAAGACGCAGTGATTGCACAATTGGACAGTCAACAATCAGATGTCACTGCCAGCATGAACGATCAACCAGGTGGTGAAGGCTATGTGGTACAAACTGTCAAAGGTCCCATCAAGCTGGTCAACCGTGCAGGCTTCAGCAAACAGAATTTTCAACTAAATAGATAGTATGGTAAAATACAGCGATTTCAAACCCAAAAAGATCAACATCATAGATCCAGCAGATGATCCCAATGCAGGGCTAGACAAAGAATTCAAACAGGACACCATGTTCAATCAGCTGGGCAAAGTGTTGGACAGCAGAGGCAATCCCAATCCCATCACACACGTGACCACAGATGATGGCGAAAAACACCCCATCACTGCACAGCAGGCACGAGCACTGAGAGCATTGGCCACTGCAGAAAATGTCAAACCAGCCACAAAATTACAATTTACCAAAGACATTCAAACAGGTGTGGGCATTAAAAAGTTTTTGAGTCAGCCTGACACCAAGAATTATGTGAGCACTTTTGTGGACATGTACATGCAGGGTCAAACTGTGTACACGCCCACCACCAAGTACTAAACCCCCCAAAAATTAACACTGTAGAGAATTTTGGCATCAGATGCCATAAATAATCACAACCAGTCCACGGAGCGTGGATTTGGCCATTAACAATGATAAAAGGAGAACAACAATGGCTACAGTAACAAACACAAACCAACCTGTGATTTCTTTAAATCAAGGATTGGGCGGAAAAACGCAAATCATAAACATTGCGAAAACCGACATGACAAATGCAGAAGTGAACACAATCTTAGTTGACATTGCTTTTGATGGTTTTACCATCGCTGGCGTGACCACTGCGGATGGTTCAGCTTTCGTATCTGGCACAACTGACAACTTAAAAGTTGCACTACAAGGCACAGCAACCTACACAGCAGAGGGCTCAAACGCTCACGGTGTGTCAGGTGCAGTGACTACAGTATTAGCAGTATTCTAATACTTTGGTCCAAGTGATTGGATCTACACACTAAGGGCGTTCAGGAAACTGGGCGCCCTTTTTTATTGACTGTTAAATACCCACAACATGTACCAAGTTTATTCACTCATAGACATCACCAAAACTGATCAGCATCGCCACAAGAGCAATGATCGCTGTGCTGTGGATCAACAAAGCAACTACAATGTGTTTGAGCAATGCCTCATGCTGAGAAGCAACGTGAACATACACAGTCGTCCAGTGACTCTGCACAAGGA